ATGCAACCTTATGATGTCACTCCAGAGGAATACGCCGCATTTTACGAAGAGCGCTTCCCTGATCGGGGAAAATATCCTCGAATAAGTGAACTTATTGGGAATCAGAAGCAAGCCCTGGTGACTCCCCCCATATATAAGGAAGAGGAGCGGGCGACCAAAATGCCCGCCCCAATGGAGCCCAAGCAAGTTGATGCTGATTATGACAGCCCAGGGTACATCGACTTCAGTCCCCGCGAACATATCCCACTTCAACACGAAAGGGAAGCCAGGTTACTTGGCCACTTCTGCAACCTCGTGATTCGGAGGCTGGCCTTATGTCATTCCAAAGTAGAGGAGTGGAAGCTGATAGTTGAGGAATACAACAGCGGAACCATGGCCCCAGAGCTGCTCAAGTTCAGGGGTGAGCGCAAGGAACGGGCTCTGCGGCTCTGGATCGACCAGTATGTCAAATCCAATCAGGACATGTTCGCACTGCTGCATAAGGGCAAGAACATCAGCCATAAACGCAAGGTGACCGAGACCGAGTCCAATGTCCTGCTCAGCATTCTGCTGCATCCCAACCAGATCACCATCGGTTCTGCCATCAACATGCTCAAGGCTCAAGCCAGGCTGGGTTACTTTGAGTCACCCACCAGCAAACCCACCTTGAGAAGGTGGTGCACTGAGTGGATGGAAAACCACCTGGCGACTTGGGAACAGACCCGCAAGGGCAGCAAATACGTGGCGGAACGCATAGTCAAGACCATCCACCGGGATGCCCGTCTCCTGCATGTGGGTCAGGTCTGGGTGGCCGACGGTCATACGCTGGCCTTCGATATCCTCAATCCCCATACCGGTAAAGCTCAACGCATGACCATGATCATGGTCTTCGACTGGGCAAGCCGCTATCCGGTGGGTGCCTCACTCGCCTTTACCGAGGATAGCCAGCATATCCAGACCGCCTTCCGCAATGCCTTCCTCAATACCTCGCACTGGTATCAGCAGACCGATGCCGAAGGGAATACGGTGCAAACCCGGCCACCCTTCGCCTTCGTGCCCGAAGCGGTCTATCTCGACAATGGCAAGGCCTTCAGAGCCAAGCTATTCCACGAGTCCTGGGAAAGGCATGACCTGGAACTCGAATTGGGTGGTGTGTTCCCCAAGTTGGGCATCGAAGCCCACTTCGCGGAGAGCTACAATGCCAAGGCCAAGGTGATCGAACGCTTCTTCAGGACCTTCCAGGAGCAGTTTGAACGTTTCATCAGCAGCTTCCGGGGAGCCAACGTAGCCAACAAGCCCTCCACCCTGATGCGTAACGAGAAGTGGGCAAAAGCCTTATACAAGCGTGAGGCTCCCACCATCCGGGACACGATGCAGATGATCGGCTTCTACATCAGGCACATCTACGGCGAGACCGAGCATGGTGCATTGGAAGGCAAGACACCCTGGCAGGTATTCAGTTCCGCACTGGTACCGGAAGAGCGGATGCTCAGGCCGGATAAGCTCAACTTCATGATGCTGGCCACCGAACGCAAGTCAGTTAGAAACGATGGCATAGTATTCAACAAGCTGCTCTACTGGCACGTCGCCCTGATGGACAATATCGGCAAGCCGGTGATCATCAGATACGACTATGCAGAGGCCAGGTGGATACTGGTCTACGATATGAAAGACAACTTCATCTGCCAGGCAGAGCTGAGACGCAGCCAGCATCCTTTCATCCACATCGATAAGAACAACCCGGTCTCGCATCAGTCCCTCAAGAAGGAATACACGCAGATTAAGAAGCTGCAGCGCTTAACCGAACAGCATGCCCGAGACTTCGTACTGCGTAATCAGGAGGCGGTGGATAATCTCCTCGAACCTTATGTGCGGGAAAGCCTGAACGCACCAAATCCCACCTTTCAACAAGGGAGCATGATCACCGCACCCGAACCTGAGGCTCAAGACCGCATCGAAGAGATGGAGCGGGAACTGGTCAAGGAACTGCCTGAATTGGAATTCATAAAGCCTGAGGAACAGAGCTTCGGAACCGCTAAACCAAACCCAAACACTAAAGATACACCTGATGATACATTATCCGCCGATCCTGATCCCGAAGAGCAGGACGACGATGATGACGAGAGCTTCTACGGCATGCTGAAAAAAGTCGGCATAATCTGACAAGGAGGATCAATGAAACCCAACAAGCTCGTGCAAATCAAGAACGTAGTCAGGGCAGATGCCTGCATCCAGTTCCTGATGAACCGGCCCAAGACCGAGATGGTAGGCTTGGGCCTGATCTACGGCAAGCCCGGCCTGGGCAAGACCACCTATGCCAGCCGCATCGCCTTCATGCGGGGTTACATCTATATGCGGCTGGAATCGACCACCACTCCCAAGTCCTTCGCGGTCGATCTGATGACCGCCCTCTACCGCCGCTTCGGGCTGGGTGAGTTCATCCCCAGCGGCACCACCAACAACATCTTCAAGCACTGCCTGAAACTCCTGGATGACAATCCGGAGACAGTAATCGTGATCGATGAGATCGATTATGCCTTCAAACATGAACGGCTCCTGGGTGCCATCCGGGACATCGTGGATGTCACCCTCACCATCGTGATCCTGGTCGGGATGCAGGATGCCCGGAACAGGTTGGCCGCCATCAACCGCCACTACTTCGACCGCTGCAACTACTTCTACGAGTTCAGGAAAGTGGGCAGGGACGATATCCGCAAGATCGCCAAGGAAGTGATGGAGATACCGGTGGATGAGTCCATAGTAAACAAGATCGACTTCAACTGCGAAGGCAATCTCCGTAAGGCTGTGAAGATCATGTACATCATCGAGCGGGCCAAGGCCAGCAATCCCCAACTCTCCATTGCCAATCTCGATCTGGGGAGAGACCTATGACCGCCAGAGAACTTGTGCTGAACTTCGTAAACCAGTATAACAAGCCCTTCGATGCACCCCTGGTCGCCAATATGACGGGGCTGGAGATCGGGGAGCTTGAGCCTATCATAAGCGAACTCCTGGAGGACAAGGCCATTAGGTTAGCCAGCCACCGGGAGCCCATCTATGTCCGTAGCAACCGTTTCAACACAACTTTGGACAAGCAATTGCGGGCGCACTGGAGCTTCGATCCCAAGGCAGCCCTAGCACTTCTCGATCTGATCGAACGACGCAGCTTCACCTCGATCAGGAGCATCGCAGAAGCCTTCGGGAGAAGCCGCCAGTGGGTCTTCGTCTATCTGGAAGCCCTGGCTTCGGCTGGAATGATAGGTGTTAACCAGCATGGCTACTGTGTGTTAGCCAGGAAAGATGTCGGCAGGATGGGCATCAGTATCAAGCGAGGCATCCTCAAGGAACTGATCTCCCATCGTTCTGAATTACGCAAGCAGCAGAAGCTGCAAGAAAAGTTGGACGCCCGGCGTCTAAAAGTTGAAGGCTCAAAGCCGCTGGAAAAGAAGATGGAAGCCATTGATAGCTATAAGCAGGTAACCAGGCAGACCCTAAGTAAGCATCCGCCGTTCATCCGGCTGTAATCCAAGCCAAGGAGGTATTCTATGAAGCGTGAAGAGCGAGAACGACAACTCCGTCAGGATATTCACTCCCTGCGGGTTACCAAGTTCGGTTGGACAGTCGAGCAGTTTAAGGGACTGCTCGTGTACCTGGGCATGGGCGATTCTCTGCGGGCTCTGGATGAACTTACCTTAACCGAACTCAAGCTTATCCTCATGCGAGTCCGCAAAGCGGGCCGTCCTGATGAATACACCTATGACAGGCAGGGAATGTACATGCATGCCCTGATGAAGCGTGCCCGGTGGAGCGTCTATGATCTGAGAACTTTTATGATAAGCCACTACAAGAAAAGCCACTGGAACCTACTCGACAAGAAGGAGCGCAGGGCTGTGATCGCCATGCTGCAGAACTATATCAAACAGAATGAAAAGAAAGCCAAATATACAGACAACAAGGAGACATCCAATGGACACACCCAAGACCCCCAAGGCTAAGAAGCCTGTACCCACCCGCATTGACGCTAACGGCCAGAGCATTCCGGTCTCGATCATCAGACCTGAGATCCTCAAGCAGGACGCCATCGTAAGCAAGACCATCAACCGGGCCATCAAGCTGCATAACCGTATGGTAGCTGACAAGAACAAGTTCTTTGAGGACGTGGAGCTCTATCTCCAGCAGGTAGCCGAGAAGAACGGCCTGGATTGGAAGGGCAATGCCGTCCTCAACAGCTTTGACGGCAAGTACAGGGTGGAGATCAGGTTCAAGGAACGCATCCAGTTCGGCATCGAACTTCAACTCGCCAAGCAGAAGATAGACGAGTGCCTGAAAGCCTGGTCCGCCGACTCCAACGTCAACCTCCGGGCCATCATCAGCGAAGCCTTCCAGGTTGACAAGAAAGGCGAGATCGCCAAGTACCGCATCCTGCGCCTGCGCCGTTACAACATCAAGGATAAGACCTGGAAGGAAGCGATGGAGCTGATCGACCAGGCCATCCAGGTGGTAGCCACCAAGCAGTACATCAACTTCTATGAACGAGACGAGTCGGGCCAGTTCCGCCAGATCGTCCTCAACTTCCCCGCCCTGTGAGAAACAGTGGCAGCGTAACTCATCTCTATTTGATCAAAGCACAGGAGAATGAATAATGGCACCTATGAATACCAACACCGCAGAGGAACTGATGAACATCTTCAAAGACGAACGCAATTACCGCACCGATGAGATAGCTGAGATCCTCAGGGTCGACCGCTCCAGCGTCTACCGCTGGATACGTGACATCGGCGATCCTCTGTCGGCTTTCAGAACCAAGGAAAACGGACAGCTGCGCTGCTCCGGCAAAGACCTCAACCTCTACCTGCAGAAGCACAAGGTACGCCCCGAGTATGAGTAACAGCCATGAGTTCCGCATCAAGCGGGACAACTGCAGGGAAGCCTATCTGAACGGCAAGACCGATCCGCAGGAACTGGCACTGATCTTCGGAGTTTCCGGCATCACCGTCCGTAAGTGGATCAAGTCCGGCAAATGGGACGAGCTGTTCAAGGAAGAGCGCAAGCTCGACCATGAGATCAACTTGGCCCGCAAGAAGGCGCTCATCCAGGCACTGCGGGAATATGCCAAGAACCCGGCGGACACCGCTCTGCAGAGCCTCGTCAGCCTGATCAGGCAGAATCAGAAGGACGCTGAGCCTTCCAAGGAGTTGAACGACTATATCGTCCGCTTCCTGGATCAGGTGACCGACTTCATGATCGAGAAGGGCTATGAGACTATGCTGAAACAGTTTCAGAGTATCGTGCTCGATCTTGCCGAGTACTTACGAGTTAGAAACGGATAGACACATGGTTACCTCCAAACACACCAGCCAACCTACCCTCCAACGAGTGGAGCTACTTCCTCCGGCTCCACGACATCCTGCCTGCCTGACAGCGGAGCCGATCCCCCCGGTTCCGCTGATCCTTCCGGAAAATCGGGGTTCCCGACCAACAGCTTGCTGGGGGTTGGGATGATACCCGGTTATGCCTAAGAAGTTCATTCAGCGGCATAACAAGGCTCTGACGGAGATCGCATCCAAAACGATCTCCGTCTTGCCTTTTATAGACGATAATCCCGAAGCCAAGGCTGAGAGGATCAGGAGAACAACCGGATCAGGCTGGGACGCCTTCTCGTTCTTCTGTCACACCTATTTCCCGCACATCTTCCCGCTACCCTTTTGCCCAGCGCATGAGACCATGTTCGATGAGACTGACAAGGGCTCAGGCATCATCGCCATCACCGGATTTCGTGGGCTGGGCAAAACGGTACTCATGGGAGTGGTCTATCCCATCTGGATGATCATCCAGGGTGAACGCTACGTGATCCATACAGCCGCAGACATAGACCTGGCACAGGAACGCACAGCCTTCACCTTGCATGAGCTTCAGAACAACAAGCGGCTCACTATCGACTATCCGGAGCTGCAACCAGTGGATGCCTTTGATCTGGACTTCTATCTCAAGAATAAAGCGAGAATCAGAGCCAGGAGTATCAAGCAGAGTCATAGAGGCACCATCAATCCCAAGACTGCCAAACGGCCCGGGCCGATCGTCTGTGATGATATCGATAAAGAAGAGAACATGGGCAACCAGTCCATTGGCAAGAGACGCATGGAGAAGATCACCCAGGAACTTGCCGGGGCTCTCTCACCGGAGGGAAATGGCAGGATCGTCTGGCTCGGTAACCTGGTGCATCCCAACTACGCGATCTGCCAGTTTCAGGAGCTGATATTGGGCGAATTACGGGCTGATAACCCTGATCTGGATACAAGGTCGGTTCTGAAAACGCACCAGAAAGCGATATTGCGCTTCTCGCTCGAAGATCGGCAGGGCAAGTCCGTCTGGGAGGCTCAATATCCCACTGCCACCCTGCCTAATCTAAAAGCCAAGTTCGGGTATACCGGATACCAGAGGGAGATGTTAGGGCAGCCAGTCATTGAAGGGAACATTTTTAAAAACCACTGGTTCACTAGATACAAAACTCTGCCTGAGCCATCCCACATGAAGCGGGTCTGGCTTTATGCCGATCCCGCATGGGGTGAGAAAGGCTGTTACAAAGCCATCATCTCCATAGGCTATGACGGCAACAGGTTCTATGTTATTCACGTCTGGATACGTCAGACAGAGAACACCAAGTTCTTCAGATACTACTATGATGCCTATCAGGAGTTGGATCGAATCTACAGAGTCAAAGCCCGGGCAGCCTGTGAAACCACCTACGGTCAGGCACGTATCCTGGCTGACTTCGATCGGTGGGCAAAGGACAACCGTCTGCCATCCATCAGCCACCGGATCAAGCGCATCGATAACAAGGACAACAAGAACCTGCGCATCGAGAGGACCGAAACCATCATCGAGACCGCCAAGCTGCTCTTTCCGGAGGGGCAGGATACACCAACCCTGATATCACAGTTCCTTACCTATCCGGATGGCTATATAGATGGCTGTGATGCCTTGGCTGGCTGTCTGGAGAGGTTCTCAGAATACGATATCGGAAGGAACAGATTCAGGATCAAGAGGTTCGCCTTCTGATGAACTATTACGATAGACTTATGCTGGAGTACTACAGGATACTCAACAATGCTTGGAAGGCTGAGATCAGAGATGCCGCTCGACTTGCCATCCAGATGCTGAGTGACATGCCACGAGCAGAGAAGATCAACCGGGACTCCATAGATAAGCTTATGGGCATCATCAATACCCAGTTGGGAGATGACTTCGCGGCCTTGGTCAATGAGCCCACCAAGGCGATAATAGACCGCTGTGTGCGGCTGGGACTGAGGGACACCCAAGTGCAAGCCCCGATCAAGACCAGCATTGGGCTCTGGGGCATTGAAGATCAGCATCTCTCATCCACCATCCAGAAGCAGCAGTTGTTCTGGATCGGGAATCACTTTGAAGCCGATATCCGCCAAAGCTTTGCAGATACACTATCAAAAGCTATTGAGCAGGGCTATACCAAAGAGATGCTTGCCGATACCCTCGAAGACCAGTTCAATGACCTTGCCAACCGATCCTCCCACTACTGGCAGGGACTGGCTGAGCACACAGCCCTGCGCATCAGGGAATTCGGAAGGTTGCAGGGATACAAGAAAACCAAGGCCAAATACTACAAGCTCTTAGTAATCCTCGATGATCACACCAGTGATATCTGCCGGGCATTGGCTGCCCAGGATAAGATCTATCCCTTAAACGATGCCCTCGAAGTGATGGACAAACTGATGGCTCTTGATACCAAATCCAACAGCCTGGATGATGCCCGGGAATACATCAGAGCCCTCGCACCCTGGGTCAAGGACGATCAGATCGAATACGACTCAGGTATGAACCCGGTAGGTATCTCTGGAGCGCATACTCCGTTTCCCCCGTTTCATTGGAAGTGTAGAACAACAACGGTAATCTGGACTGAGTAGTAGTTGATGACATGTTTCCCACCTGATACATTAGCCGTCTATTCTGTATTACCAGTATCTCGGTCGTATTAAGCTCGAATAAAAAAGAGATTGGCAGAATATCCCCTCTATTTGACTATGTCTAATCAGAAATATAACAAGATAGAGGTTACGTTTGCTGAAAGCTATTCTGGTTACATTCCTAAACGATCTGCAGAAGATCATTAACCGGGGAGACGCCCGGGAAGAGTCCTTTTATCATTGTCTGAAGGACATGATCGAAGCCTATGCCAAGCTGAATAAGATCAGCAAATGCGAAGTGGGTATCCTGCCCAAGACCTCCGAAGCCGGAAACCCGGACTTCCGTGTCTGGAATGGCAAAGCCCACATCACTGGCTATATCGAAACCAAGAAACCGGAGACCTACAAGCTCGACCCCATCGCAGTAAGCGAACAGCTCAAGCGTTACCTGGCTACCTTTCCCAATCTCATCCTCACCAACTTCTATGAGTTCCGTCTCTATCAGCATGGTCAGTTTATAGATAGTGTTACAATTGCCAGTTCGATCAATGCCACCCAGATGCTTATTGCCCATCCAGCTTCGCATTTGATGAGCTTGCAACCTTGCTTGACCGTTATTTCAGCTTTTCCCTGCCTGCCATCACAGACCCCAAGAGTTTGGCTAATGCACTGGCAAAACGTACCCGCTTCCTACGAAACGAAATCATCACCACCCAACTGGCAGAGGAGGATATGCAGGACAAGAAGGTGGTGTTGAACTTCTATGAAACACTCAAGAAGCTGCTGATCAACAATCTGACCATAGAGCAGTTTGCCGACCTATATGCCCAAACCCTTACCTAATTCTTGATCCTGCTGCTGGCACTCTCACCTTTCCTGGTGAAGCCATCAACATGGCCATTGAATAGCAGGCAGGCAAATACGGCGAGGGCACCGTCCATAACCTGATCAAACATCACATCCTGCCCCACTTCCACGCCATTGAACTGATGATGGCGCCCTACACCGTGGGACACCTCAAGATCAGCTACCTGCTGGCGGAACATGGCTATGAATTGTGCGAGGAAAAACGCTTCAAGCTCTATCTCTCCAACACCTTGGAGCCGGACACTCCCCAGCAAACCGAACTGCCCATTGCCCACGACATCAGCGAGGAATGCGCCCTGGCAAACAAGGTCAAGCATGAGGAACCGATCATGGTGATCATGGGAAACCCGCCCTATAGCGGAGCCAGCGAAAACAACAACGCCTGGACGGAAAAGCTGTTGAAGACCGATTTGGACGGCGCGCAGAGTTATTACACCGTTGACGGCATGCCCCTGAACGAAAAGAACCCCAAAGGGCTGCAGGATGACTATGTGAAGTTCCTGCGCTTTGCCCAATGGAAGATACACAAGGCGGGCAAGGGCATCGTGGGCATGATCACCAACCACGGCTATCTGGACAACCCCACCTTCCGCGGCATGCGCCAGAGCCTGATGCGCACCTTCGATGAAATCTATGTGCTCGACCTGCATGGCAACAGTCTGAAAGGGGAAACCTGCGACAGCACGGACGAGAACGTCTTCGATATCAAGCAGGGAACCGCCATCATCCTGATGGTGAAAGGTGTTGATAGCAAAGAAACAAGAGTGTGCCACCACGAGCTGTTCGGGCTACGCCAGTCCAAGTATGACTGGCTGGAAAACAAGCAGTTCCAGTCCGGAGATTATCAGGAACTAAATCCCGGTTCACCCTTCTACCTCTTCCGCCCGGAAGCCGCCGGAAACGAGCATTACCTCCAGTGGCGTAGCCTGCCGGAAATCTTCCCGCTCAACAGCGTGGGCATCGTTACCGCCAGGGATGGGCTTACGATCCGCGATACGCCTGACCAGGTGCGCAATACCATCCACCACTTCGCCTCGTTGGACCCGGAAAGCGCGAGAGCTGCCTATCAGCTTGGCAAAGATGCCAAGGACTGGAAGGTCGAGCTTGCCCAGAAAGACCTCAAGGATAGCGGCTTGAGTAACAGCAAGATAGTCCCCATCCTCTACCGACCCTTTGACACCCGCTATACTTACTTCACAGGTAAAAGCGGTGGGTTTCATTGCAGAGCACGTAATGAGGTCATGAGGTATATGCTGGAAGAGAATGTGGGGATAATAGCAAGAAGACAGCAACTCACTGGAAAAGAATGCAATTATGTTTTCATATCTAAATACATTATCTCGGACGGTGTAATACGCTCTGATAATAAAGGAAGTGAGTCAGTCTTCCCCCTCTACATCTACCCGGACGAGCAAAAAGAAGACATCTTCGCCAGTGACGAGCGGGAATACAACATCGCTTCCGGGCTTTTGGAGCAGTTCAGCAGGCAGTGGCCCCAGTTCCAGCCGGAGCAGCTATTTTATTACGTCTATGCCGTCCTGCACAGCAATCAATACCGCCAGCGTTTTGCGCAGTATCTCAGGATGGATTTCCCCCGCATACCGTTTACAGATGATTACGAGTTGTTCGGCCTGCTTGCAGGATATGGTAAAGAGCTTGCTGACATTCATCTTCTGAAGAGTCCGCGCTTGAACACTCCCATAGCAAAGTATCAGGGTAGCGGTTCTAATGATTTGGTAGAATTCATCAAGTATGAGGACAAGAGTATCGTGCAGATCAACCCGGACAAGCACTTCGAGGGCATCACCCCGGAGCTTTGGAACTATCACATTGGCGGCTACCAGGTGCTGCACAAATACATGAAAGGCCACAAAGGTAAGAGCTTGAGCAATCTCATCCATTATTGCCTGATGGTTATAGCTTTAGCATTAACAATCGACATTCAGGCTAAGAAGTAAAATCCTAAAAAGCCCGGGTTGCCCCGGGCTTTTCACAATGCCGTTTGATGCTACTTTACCATAATCATCTTTTTAGTAATGGTCTTATCTTGTGCCTTAAGCTGATAAAAGTAGACTCCTGATGATACTGGCTTTCCATTATCATCACGACCATTCCATATCAATGTGTGATTCCCTTGGGTAGAAATGCCACTTTGCAGCGTTTTTACCTTTTGGCCCTTAATATTGTAAATAGATAAGGAACATTGCATATCGGCAGGCAGCGAAAATGAGATAGAGGTTGAAGGATTAAATGGATTAGGATAGTTATTGTGCAATACAGGGATTTGCGGAAGAATGGGAATTGTATTTGTACCATCTTCTTGGTTAGCACCATTTGCTGGAGAATACAAAGCAGTTAGAATTGCGTTGGTTTTCTGCTCGTATTGAGTCCTTGATTTTGGTACAAGTTGCGGGTATTGGCATGTGATCTGAGCTTTGGGCGAGTTTTCTTGCATCAGGAGGTACACATAGCCTAAGTCAATCACTGCCATCAATGAATCCAACTCGCATTCCGGATCAGAGATTATATCCTCAAACCATGAGATCGCAGCTTGGTAATCACCCATTTTGATATTACAATAGTTCTCTAAATAGTCTGCTAACTTATCAATTTCTCCGTTCCAATGAAGATTAGGCTCGGTTGCATAGTAATCTTTTAGAGCCTGCTTGTCCTCTTCAAGGGCTAGAAGGTTTTTAGCTGAAGCTGGAGCAAAGTCGCTTTCAGGAAACTGAGAAATCAAGTTTTTAAAAAGCGCTACTGCCCCGACAGTATCCTCAGCTAAAGCTAAATCAATTGCATTGTGATAAATAAGCTCATCATTTTCCCAAGTGATTACTGAAGGAGGACCTGGATTCCATAAAGGATTGAGATTGAATCCGATCTCAAAAGCACTAGGATTAATACATGCGGGTTCGAATCTTTCTTCTTCAGGATAGATTGGCAAGCCCTGTGGGTCAGAACCCCAATAATTCAATCCTAAATCTCGACTCCTGGTCATGTTTGGGCAAAAGACCAGGTATTTATCAAAAGTGTCGGGGTTGTATGGCGCATCCAGTATTTTATTCATACCACGAGCCATCTGTAAATCACAATCATCGGTGAACAATATTTCCATCCATGTGTTATTTGTTATACAAGAATCGTGGAACCAAGGAGCTGAATTAGGATCTTTTAAAATCTCAACATTGCTGCCCCTGTAGGCAATTACTCCTTTTTGATTTCCTGAGATTTGACATCCGATAATTCTTGCGCTTGAGTGATACATACGAATTCCATCTTGGGAGTTGCTGATAATGCTGCAATTCTCAATTGTATTTCTACCATAAGACTCGTGTAAGTTTATCCCATTTCTCACATTGCCAGTTATTGTATAGCCGTAGATGTTCGTTACCCCACAGTTTATCAAGGTGATACCGTCGCTCAGCCCTGTAATGTAGCATGGATTCTCAGTGTTGTTTTCTATCTTAACGAGTTCACTTCCAGTACAATAAACCCCACTTAGCATAGAACAGTCTTTGATTTCTACACTGGCACGATTCATAGATATTGGTGAATCGACGAAGTAGCTATTATATATGTTTACGTACCCATTTTCCTTATATAGAGGACAGTTATTGAACAAAGCTTGGTCAATATCTAACGTCCCGTTAGAATAATCGCGTATTCCATCCCAATTTGTTATACCTGCAACTACCGCTCCATTATTGATGTTAAGTGTCCCATACACTTCAACACAATTACCAGGTATCGAAATTCTGATTGATGAAAACTCATCAGGAGTGAAGGTTGTTTTCTCACCAGTTAACATTGAACCTTCAGCTAGGATAAAGGTGCCACCATTCTCAACTACTATTTTCGCATTTTTGCCGCCAAAGCTACTTAGATTTAGCGAATTCTGTAGAGTAACTGTTCTGCCAGATGGAATAATAAAGTCCCACTTCTGATCCGTAACACTACTTATGACTTCGCTATTTCTTCCTATCCGTTTGATATACGGTTTAAAATCATGTTTTGTAATGCAGATATCTCTATAATCGAATGTGCAAGTAGCAATGCCGGATGCGTTTGTGTATGTCCTGAGATATCCATCCCCATTCTGATTAGTGAATACTACTGATGCTCCATCTAAAGGATTGCCATTATAACTTACATGAACGGAATTAGATGAATGATCAAAGGCAACAGTCATCTGTAATGGTATTGATGTCCACATATCCATTTCAGGATCACCAAAATAGGTTGTAGATAAATCTAGTAATCTACCTTCACTTGCAATTTGTTTGGCCGTTGCTAACGCGCGACCAGCGTTATATACTTGGTTATTGAAAATCTGCTGCAGGAAATACTTTTCAATATTTTCGGAAAGCACTCTAAAACCATCATGTGTATTTGCAATCATGGCAGGTCCCCCCATTCCTTCCGTATAACAGGTATAAGATTCTGCCATGCATATCAAATCCGCCCAAGGGTCGGAGAAATCATTGATGCTCCCAGAGGTGTCATCATGTTTCGCAGTCATACACGATACTGAATATAATATACCATATTTCCCATTAGCTAGTAGGTTGTCAAAACCGTTTCCATTTTCCTGACAACAATCCTGAGGGTATGAGTCAAGCGATGTAACGTTATATCCATACCATTTGTTATTTATAATAACTCCATTTTTTTTAGATGTGAAATATTTCATACCGTGTTCATACCAGTTTATTAGACCAAATCCTTCTCTCATTCTTTGAATGGTCATTGAACCAGTTGGCCAACCATGACGAGCATGCAAGTATGTCGTTCCACCTGTGAAATTTGAAAACTCATTCGATAGTGTGCCAGCGTATACATAATAATCGTTATATTCGGACATAAGCCCGGTGTTCATGAAATTTTTCATCAGATAACTATCATCCCCAAATCCAGGATTGGTTTCGTAAGTAATTGTTTTTTCTACCCATCTGCGAATTTTCTCATGGGGTGAGATGTCATCCTGAGGAGTAGCCAATATGCGACCGACAAATATTTCTGGGCCGTTTTGAATAATATCATCAAGTTCACCATAGTATCCATTAGCATCACCTTCAACGTTATAATCACCATCAAAATCGGAGAAGTAGAGGTCAACTGACACTCGATTTCTAACATTGTAAGGAGCCCAATGCTCTATATTCCCAGTTGCCTTCCAAGAATTATTTCCGACGCAACAATATCGCACTGTTAGAAATTCATCGTTAGAATTAGGTGATTGGTCTACATCGGTACCACCGCCAACAATTATTGCGTAAGATAGACAGTGATTAGTATACATATCCTTCAGATAAGCCCTTATTCTTCCAGCAAGATCTGTAATTGGATGGGGATGCCAATTATCACCCTGAGGATATTCATCATAAATCGACTCTGTTGTTTTATATACTGTTTTGACTCCTTTGAGTGACTTCCATTTAATGAAATCAGTAAAATCAGATTCATATTGAGCCGGACCGATGATTACTTCCTCGATATCAGTAGTCTCAGGTATTATATTTATGTTTGGCTGATACATATAAGTAGATATGTCGCCTGTATTAGATACAAGAGCCTGCAGTGCTCTTAAGGTAAGGTCATGGTCTCGAGCAATTCTCGAAATCGGCACTGCTGCTGGTTGTTCCCCATTAACAAGGTTCAATGAAAAAGAGATGTTTTGATTAAATACAATAATACCACTTTGAGGAATATATTGTATAGGATATACAGCAACAACCGCAATTCGGTTAGCACCTGCGAAATACTCATGTCTAAGGATTTGAACACATTGATTTGGGTATAAGTTGTTTAAAGAATAGATTGAGGAATCAGGTTCAGCAGCATCTGGAGGATTCAATATAGAATCAAATCCAGGTGAAGGCATAACATTATGCGTACCAGGTAATTGTGTTTGACTAGTTGTTATTTGGATGGAACCAACACTCATTCCAATGGGAATAATGAAATGTAAATACTGAACGGGTAGTTCTGGTGCTCCTCGAAGATTAGTTTTGAGAAGATCATTGTAATCCACGACTTCATAGCCCCGGGAATCGCTTGAAAATGAAACGTTTGATAGTTGGAATGATGCAGTATAAGATATACCATGCAGCATGCCAACAGTGACAACCATTACAATAAGTACGATGGTTTTCATTTTAACCTCCTTATTGGTTAATTAGTATCATTTTCATGATCTTAGATGAATATCTTGGACCGATTAAACGGTAGAAATATATTCCGGATGATACTAGATGATTCTGGGAATCTCTTCCGTTCCAACAAGTTGTCAAACTGCCATTAACGGACAAGTCCCGGATTTTCTGCCCCTTGATGTTGAAAATTTCAATACGAAATTCCATCATATTATGATCAGGCACTTTGTAGCTGAATGTCGTCGAGTGTTTGAAGGGATTGGGATAGTTGTGAATCCACTCCCCGGCTGGCATGACGGGGTCGTCAGCATCAGATGGATTCAGGGAGTAAACTGTTGCCGTATTGAAAGTTCCGCCGTCACTCACCAGAACGTCATCGTGATGGTCTCCGTTTAAATCTCCCAGATCAACACCGATTCCACTAGTTGATAAGCAGGGAGTTATCGTTATTGAATAGGTTGGCTGAGATGGAAGGTTTTCTCCACCCAAATAAAAATCTACATGGTCCTCTCTCCACATATAAATCCCAAGATCGTCATATTCATCATTGTTAATATTACAATAAAACGCGATTGTCTGCATCAGTTGTGTTTGGCTATTTTCAATATAGAAGGTGGAATAATCTGTGATCATGCCTTCATTGCCCCAATAAACATATAGTGAATCATAGAATGGGATACATATATCATCATATCCGTCTCCATTGATGTCACCATTTGCCAACAAGTTAGAATCCTTCATAAATGGGTGCGGCAGAGTTAATGAGAAAGATACTTCCGGATTTTTGAATGCTGGCCCTCCATAGTAAATATCAAGATAGAGAGGATCGTAATCACCAAAACCCTGGCGGGATAATATCAAGTCATCGATGCTATCACCATTGATATCTCCGACCGCGTATTGATAACCCACTCTGATCTCATAAGGTTCGGAACCCTGAAAGTGAACATCGATTGTTGTATCCATTGGATTACCACCAAATAAGATATCCACATTACCTTCATGAAACTGGCTATCCTCATCCACACACAGGATATCGTCAAACCCATCATTATTGAAATCGTATCCTCCGTTGAAAGCTGTGAATCCTCCCCAATACGGAAGTTGAAAAGTCAGATCAGGATTGATGTTGAAGGGGGAGTCACTAAATGATATCACTGCATACATACCCATATAGCCTTGATAGGTTGCGACAAAGTCGTTTAATCCATCTCCATTTAAATCACCATGCCAGGTGACACATGCTCCGGAAATGTTCTCACTTGGCCAGTTATAGATGCAATTGGGGATATTGCTTAGAACAGAGTTACCCCAAAAGCAAACAACATCAACACCTGATGTATTCGTATATCCAAATGCTTTGATATAATCATCATACCCGTCGTGATTGGCATCTGAACCACGCTTTGCAGGTTGACTTTCATAAGGGAAACGAATCTGGTTGATATAATCTGCTCCTGGTGGTGCCTGGTATTGGCATAAGGGAGTGAGTGTTGTTTGTGCATAAGAAGCGCTAAAAAACAATAATGCATTGAGCAATAACACCCAAAAAAGTATTCGCCGGTTACGAACCATGCCTCTGAAACAATAAAACAGCCCCATCATAACAAAAACCCCCGCATATAATTGAGAACTAGGCTTATTTCTGCACACACAAGTGCTTTCGCCTCTCTGAAGAAAAAGCGTGTAGAAAACCTTGTTTTTCATTTCTACCTACCTAATACTTATTGTATTTATACTATTACTTTCTGCAATATAGTAGGACTAACGTGTAGAGGTAACATGCAGCGACGCTTAGTTTTTAATTTATGAATTTCAGTTTCTACTCACGCTGAGTTGATAAGAAATCACTCCCATAATTCTGTCAAGAAATTTCTTTCTCATCTTTACCCATCCTGATTTGTCAGCACACAGGGTAGTGCTTTCCTGTCGCCGGATCGATGATCACATCTGGAACAAGGAGATAGCATGACCGAAGCGTTGATGAACCGAATCAAAGCTCAATTAGTCAGACACGAGGGTTTGAGGCTGAAGCCATACCGCTGTACTGCAGGTAAGTTGACCATTGGTTATGGCCGTAATCTCGATGATAGGGGTATCTCCCGGAAAGAAGCCTATGCCATGTTGGATAGGGATATCCGAGACTGCGAGCAATGGCTGATCGATAAGATACCCGATATCTATAATAACCTCGATGAGGTTCGCCAGTCGGTGCTGCTCAATATGTGTTTCAACTTGGGGATCAAGGGTCTGCTTAGTTTCAAGAACACGCTGCGTTTTATAGCTACCGGAGACTGGGAACGAGCCGCGAATGGCATGTTAGCCTCCAAGTGGGCGAAGCAAGTGGGTATGAGAGCGATTGAGCTTTCCGAGCTGATGAGGAAGGGCCAGTGATACCCATCCCGGTCGAGACCGATGCCATGCTTGCCATCCTCAACCTGCCCAAGGAGATGTCCGACAACGGCATTTTCAGGGAGCATCAGGACCTGGTAATGGAGATGATCCGTTCAATCGTGCTGCAGCAGTTTTATGATCACGCTACCCACGATGATCTGCCTGAAGATGATCCCCTGCTGATCTCTTTTCGTTTTGGGTTCTGTTTCCTGATGCTGCACAGCACTTGCGAGTTTCTCAATTTGAAGACCCTGGGCGAGGGAATAGTCAAGACCGTAGGATTAGACCAGTCGGCCACCGAACTGCTCACAGGAAGCGAAATAGACGCCTTCAAAGCCAACCTTGAACTGAGGTCGCTTACCGTCTTGAGTTCTTATCTCAATCCAGCCGGCCTGGAACGCCTGAACGAACTCAAACCCAGACAGCCTCGTGCTATTCGCATTGGAGTGATCTGATGCCTGATCGTGACTATACTTCTCCGGATGAACTGATGCGGGATATCTACCTGGCTATATATGCCGCACTGGAGAGCCGATTGCACCTGATCGGTTCTGTGATCGATGCCGAGTCCCGTAAAGAGATCCTGGCACAGCAGATCTATGACAAGGGCGATTTTTACGGCAATACGGGTTATCTGGTCGAGACCAGTCCTTCCACTATGATCCTCAGGGTAGGCTCCAATGTGAAACACGAGCCTTTCGTTTTGGGCGGCAAAGTGCCTTCCTGGACTCCGATCGCCCCGCTGATCGCCTGGGTCGAACGCAAGCACCTGTCCTGGACTGATAAAGAGACAGGAAAAGCTCTGACCGTTGCCAGGATCGCCTATCTCATCCGGGGCAAGATCAAGCGGGAAGGCATTGTCGCCCGAAACGTTTTTGCTCAGGTGATCGCCAACCGGGAGCAGTGGATCTATCAGCAGTTGAACGATATCGAGGTGAGCCTGTGACTCCACTCGAGAAGTACCAGGACGAACGCAAGCGCATCTCTGAGGCTCTGAAGATGGCAGGCGTGGTTGAAACCCTCTACAACAAGGACAATATCCCCAAGAAGCTGCCCTGCGCCATCCTGATCCTCGATTCCGAGACAGGTAAGAATGGCACCTCCCGGCAGTATGTGGACACCGATATCGTCTGGACAGTCTTCCTGATCGTCAATGCCCAGAATGTGTCTGATCCGGACTCTGAACTTTACTCACTCAAAGAGAAGTTCCGGAGTTTCTACCTCAAGCTGATGAACCGGGATCTGCCCAGTATCGAATACTATACCAGCCGGATAGATGGCACCCGTCTGGTACGCATCGCCAAGATCGACCTGCTGAAAAGCGGCAGCGGAGCGGGCTCATGAGAGTGATGCGTATCGGTGCCCATAACCTGGCGATCAGCTCAGCGAGTGATCTCCTGGAGAGCAAGTACAAGCCTGAACCTGTTGATCTAACCAAACTGAGTAGAGTCGGTAAGCAACTTGTCAGCAAAGCAGCCGAGGCCAGAAAAGTGGTTTCACAGCCCTATTCGATGAGCAAGCTGCTCAACCTCTTGGATACCGATGAGTACCACTCCGGTTGTATCGATGCCCTGACTATGGCTACCATCATGCAGTTCGAGTGCAGCAACAGCAAGGTAACTGCTTGGATGGAAACTGCCGAGTTTCCCGCCTGTGAAGACCAGAGCTCCATCCTGGCGGAACTGATGAGGTTCTATCTCGCCTGCGGTAACGGCTTCCTGGTCAAGATGCGGAACGCCCAGGGTCAGTGGATGGGACTGGAGAGGATGCTGCCTTCCGAAGTACAGATCGTGGAGAACTATGACGGGTTCGGCTTCTTCAAACCCAACTACATCCAGATTAAGAACAACAAGAAGAAAGATTTTGCCTACGAGGACATCATCCATGTAAAGAAGTCCACCCACAGATCCAATGCCTGGGGCCTGGCCTGCCTGCCTATCGCCATCAACATCGAGATCTTAGGCGAGATCAAGACCTTCGACTACAACAACTTCAAGAACGGCCTGATGATCGACTATTTCGTGATTGTGGAGGGCGGAACGCTGAGAGACGGAACCGTTACTGATGAGCAGGGCAATGAAGTGCTGACCGATGCCTATACCGAGATCGAGAAAGCGCTCACCGAGGTCAAAGGCAATGCCAGGAGCCACTCCACCGTCCTGATCGAGAGTGAGAGCCGGGACGTGAAAATACGTCTCGAACCGCTCAGACAGCAGGACCGGGAAGGCGGCTTCTTAGGGCTTAAGAAAGACCTCCGGGAAGGCATCCTCGCCTATCACCGGGTGCCCGCCAGGATCGTATCCCAGCTTATCCCAGGACAGCTTGGTGGCGATAACCGCAGCGATATGCTTATGTTCTACCACTTCGTGGTCAAACCGCTGCAGAACCGCCTGGCATTGGCTCTGGCGAACGAGTTCAACTTCGACTTCGGCTGGAATGTGAAGCCGGAAGACTTTAACTTCGGCAACCTGACCGAGGTGCTGCAAACCGCTGACGAACAGCTTTTCATGCAGAACCGCAATCTATAACAGGAGCCAGATATGTATGATTTCAAGTACCCTCCAAGAACCAACCAAGAACCATCCTGGATCACGATCCAGGAAGCATCTCGGATGGATGAGTGTAGGACGTTACAGATGTTCATACAGACTAGCCGCATACATAATCAAACAACAACAAAACCAAAGGAGGTAGCGTGAATCGTAAACGCACCATTCTCAAGGGAGAACTCCGCAACGTGGAAGTCGAGCTGGTCTCGCTCCTGTTCGATGAGATGACTCCCGCCAATCAGAAGGGCTTTGTGGTCAAGAATGCCTCCGGTAGAAGCTTCGAACACAAGGTCAACTCTCTCAAGTTCAAGAGTGAGACATCGGGAACTCAGGGACGGCTTTACGTTACCCTGATGGAACCGGATATCCAGGACAGCCAGGGCGACTTCTACTCTCGTGATGAGATACAGAAAGCCTGTGATCACTTCGCCAAGCATGGCTTAGTCGGCAAGTGCGATGTGAACCACAACATGCAACCCGTACCGGAGTTTACCGTGGTCGAGAACTACATCCTCAAGACCAGTGACAGAGAGCATTTTCCCGATGCTAAAGTTGGCTCTTGGGTGCAAGTACTCAAGTGCGAAGACCTCAACTCTGAGCTTTGGCAGAAGGTCGAGAAAGGCGAGTTCAATGGAGTCTCTATCTACGGACGAGCCGATGACTACCGCAGTGCGGAAGCGAGTCTTGCCGAGATCAAGAACGAGCTCAATTCGCTTCGCAAGGTAGCGGAGCATAACAACAACTCCGAGCTGCAGAAGGGCATTACCGCCATTACTGAGAAGATCAGTGATCTGGAGAAAGGTAACCCCAACCTCCAGCTTGGCGATGCCATCCATAGCATCGAGAAGAGCCTCAAAGACCTCTCCGTAACCATGAGCAGAGCTATCTCCAAGAGCATTCCCGGTGAGCCTGATGCTAACCAGTCCAATGTGGACAAAGAGGTTACCATCGACGGCAACAAGATCATGGTCAAAGCAAGCCATCGTGAGATCTACAAAGGCATCTCTGACGTGGACTCCGGCAAGGCCATGAACATCCTTACAGCTAACACAACCTCTCTGTTTATCGATGAGGTGATTGGATCGCAGCCCGGTGATACCCTCTCGGATATCTCGGTTCTGCCACTGCTGAAAGACGAGAAGATTGACGTTGGCCTGATCGATGATCTGGTCTTCAAGAACTCCCTCGATGGCGCTCTGACCGCTCAAAACGTGAGTACAGCCGATCTATCCGTTCCCACCGGGATACTCAATGCTGAGTTCACCTTAGGTAGGGATGTGGTCGAGTTCTACAAGGACAAGTACGGCGAAGATGCCTTCGGTGCCTATGTGGAGAATCACATCGCCAAGAAGACCGAGAAGGCCATTCGCTTGCTCCTCTTCAAGGGTGACCGGGCTTCCGCCACTGCCAAGATCAAGGCTCTGGATGGAGTGGTCAAACTGGCTACCACCGCCACCGACGTCACCAACCTCTCCAAGACCACCTACAATGACTGGGCGAAGCGCTTTGAAGCGGCTCTGCTGGCATTCTCTGACGAGATGCTGGAAGAGCAAGAGAACTTCAAGTTCTACGTAGCTCACAAGGATCTGATTCGCATCCGTGCTGAACTCGCCAAGCGTGAGACCGGAGCCGGAGATCGCCTGCTGCTTGAAGGTGGCAATGTATCCTTTGCCGGTATCCCGGTCAAGCCCCGTCTCATGGATGCCGATTACATCATCGGCGGTCTTCCCAAGTTCATCATCGTCGGCTATCGCACCGATGCCGAACTCAAAGTAGAACACCACGGAAGCGATTGGAAGTACCACTGGTACATCCGCATTCGGCCCGGCATCACCTATATTTCCGGTTTCGTGAAAGTGTTCAAGTTAACCACCTAAGCGAGTATAAGGAGACTCTATGGACTTCATCTTCGCCAATCAGGAGTTTATCCTCGGTCTGGTCTCAGCCCTGGTAGTCTGGATCATATCCCGCACTACCGGCACGCTGATCGACAAGGCTAAGGTCAACTCAGCTCTGGCCATCATCCTGGACATCATCCTGGATATCAAGATCAACCCTGCCACCAAGGACCTGGACGACTATGCCAAGAAGCAACTTGCGGTGGAGCGGGCTACCAAGTCCCTCCCTGCCAAACAGACCAATGTCATCCTCAAGGTCTTCGGCACTATCGGAGGAGCCATCGAATACGTGTTCCACAACCGCAAATGGCTCTTTAGCATCGGCAAGGCGATCAAAGGGGTGTTCTGATGCCCAATCCCATCTCGCAGCCCACCTACCCCTCCAATATGACCGATGCTGATCTGGGCTTCAGCAAGCTGATGGACGTGTTGGTTGCCGATCTCGTTTACTTCGGGATCGGCACCTACGACCAATTAGCCATAGAAACGCTGTATGCCAATCAGGCTTCGGTCAAGCTCGAACTGACTACCAACTTCGATCTGCTTGGTGAACTGGCTGAGAAGCCCGGTAAGACGGACTCCAAGCTGTCCAAGCTCAAGACCCGCAACTATACCATTCCGGGTAAGAGAACTTCTACTGTGGAGCTCAACATCGCAGGGCTATCCACCAAGCAGAAGAACTTCCTGGAAAGCACCCTGTTCATGAGCAAGGATACCACTATCGTAGTGGCTTCCAAGGAACTGGATCGGGTGGTGATCTTCACCGGACTACGCTGGACGGTTGACTGGTCGGGAGAGGCTGACGGCTTGTTCTCCGTGGTTATATCCACCGAGTTCTCCGGAGCCACTTCCAACAAGATCTTCCTGCTCAAGGATATCCCTCCGGGAGTATAAGATCACTGCTCTTCGCAACTACACTCGAAAACAAGGAACTGCTATGGACTGCCAGTGCAAACCTGAGATCAAAGAGAAAATCGATTCGGTTCACGAGGAGATCTATGGCAATGGTGACAGCAACAAGTCACTGGTAACCAGAATGGCGAGAGTGGAGACGAATATGAAGATACTGCTAACCGTCTCCACCTCGCAGTTCCTGCTCTTACTAGGCATTGCCCTCGAAATGTTCTTTGGTAAATAAGAAAAGGATTATTCTATGAAGCGAGAACCTAAACTCAGCTATAGCCAACTGCGGCAAATACTATGTCTCACGATCTCGAATGCTACCCTAAAAGCCAAGCTTGAGGACTTCCTCTCCGGCAAGGTAGCCAAGGTGAGTGAGTTGGAACTGCTTGAACTGATCAGCCAATCGGAAGCCGATAAAGAGCTGATCCGCATCATCTCAAACCAGGACCCGGACAATATGGACGCACTCGAAGCACTGGAGCATATCTCCGCTTTTTTCGTCTATATCAGAGCCAACAAAGAGAGGTTCGCAGGTTGGCTCGGGAGTTTCGGATTGGCGGTAACGGCGTCTCCAAATACCCCTTCGAGAGGTTCGAAATGATCCTCCGTAAACTGGGCTTCACCAATGAAGATTTCAACAATATGACTCTGCCCGAACTTTACCTCCGGCTCTGTATCACCGACCCCAAAGGAGATGTCTGATGGATGCGATCATCGGCTGGATAGGCGGTAAACGCCTCCTTAGAAAGGTTATCGCCCCGTACGTTCCCAAGGACATCAAAGGATACATCGAGCCCTTCGGTGGTGCTGCATGGATGCTCCTCTACAAAGACAAATGGGGAGATCTGGAAGTCTATAACGATCTCGATAACCGCTTGGTCAACCTGTTCATGCAGGTGAAGTACCATCCTGATGAGCTGATCCGAGAACTGGACTGGTTAGTCGCCAGCCGCAAGCTCTTTGGTGATATCCTCAAGCAGGAAGGATTAACTGAGATACAGCGGGCTGCCAGGTTCATGTATCTGATCACTCGTAGCTTCGGAAGCAAGGGTGACAGCTTCGGCACCTCTCAGAAGCGTGGTACATCCAGTATGTATAACCGATTGGAACGCATTAAAGAACTCCACAAACGACTCGACATGGTGATCATTGAGAACCTCTCCTATGAGAAGGTGATCGATAAGTATGATACCAAGAGCAACTTCTTCTATTGTGATCCACCTTACATGCTTGGCTATACCTATGAGAACTCCAAGCAGTTCAGTCACGAAGCACTGAGAGACATCCTCAAGAACATCAAGGGCAGGTTCATCCTTTCCTATGATGATAATCCTGAAGTCCTCAAACTCTACAAGGGCTATGATATCAAGCACATCACCAGAACCAAGGGCATCAACCGCAAGGAAGGCAAGTCCGAGTTCAATGAAGTGATCATCGCCAATTTCAAGCTGGAGGAACAATGAACAGTATCATCTCCTGGGTAGGCGGCAAGCGTATCCTCCGCAAGAAGATCCTTCCGCTCATCCCCAAGCATGACATCTACTGCGAAGTCTTTGGCGGTGCCGCCTGGATACTGTTCGGGAAATCAGCCAATAAGGAAGACTGGCAGTTATCCAAGAAGAGCCGCTATACTGAGGTCTATAACGATATCAATGGTGATCTGGTAAACTTCTGGAAGTATATCAAGAACCACCCGGAAGCTTTCGTTACCGAACTGAACAACTACCTGATCGCCAGGGAGATGTTTGACAACTTCATGAAGCATGAGCCCAGAACTGAGCTGGAGAGAGCGATCAAGTTCTACTACAACCTTGCCTGCAGCTATGGCTCAAGATCAAAGAACTTCTGCGTTAATCAGGGCTACAAGTACATGCCTCTGAGGAATCTGGACAAAGTGAAGGATGCCTCGGAACGCCTGCGTCATGTGATCATCGAGAAACAGCCTTGGGAGAAGATCGTCTCCCGGTTCGATCAGCCCCACACGTTCTTCTATCTGGACCCTCCCTACTATACCAAGGAGCACATCTACGAACGTGAGGACGCGGACGCCTTCAACCAGCATGAAGAGCTGGCAGAAGCCTTGAAACAGATCAAGGGCAAGTTCCTGCTATCCTACAACAACGATCCTTATATCAGACAGTTATACGATGGCTGCGTCATTGAAGAAGTCGAGACGCAGTACTCTGTATCTGGTGCATTCCAGACTGAAACAGAATTACTCATAAGAAACTACGACTTGTCTCAATGACTAATATCGAAAGAACATGAATTATGATTTTCTAGGAGGAAGCACCTGGTGCCAGTGTACAAATCATCTCTCGAAGCTCCTTCACTCGCTGACTATTGTGAGAATCTTGAGTAAGAGATGTAAGAGTGCATCCACCTTCTATGATTACTGCCCATTGATTACCAGATTGGGCAACATCTATGGTAAAGTGCACAGGATAATTAGTTGTCAACCAACGCATTGGTTCCTTAGCAGTGAAAGAAAAACCACCAGCATTGCTGACAAGTAATTCGTACTTTAGTTTCATGCGTTCAAGAGATTTACGTACGGCTGCTTCGAGCTCTCCCTTATTGCCATCATACTTAAAACTTGCTATTGCCTTTTTAGCCATGATAGACTCCTTAAATGTTTTGCTACCCATCCAATTATCACTTCATGAAATGTCAATTAAATACTTATGCCAGACCTAAACTTTAAACTCGTCCTCGTCACTAATGACGCCAGTCTTAAGCTTGCTGAAGTCAAGCAGGAGGCGGAGTCCGCCCAGTCTGTGGTGGAGAAGCCTGCTCAGGTCAAGATCACCGCAGAACAAGCACTGGCTACCATTCGTGACGTAAAGATAGCAGTCGATGGAGTCTTGCAGGTAGTGGGCGGTCTGGTCAGATCTATGAATGGTCTACTCGATGCTTCGCTGGGTCAAAGACAGGCCATGACTCTTGCATCAGTAGCTTTCGGTGATGCTGCTTCCGAGATGGGCAATTTCGCTTCATCTATGCAGCAGGTCACCAACTTTGAAGATGACAAAATGCTGTCTCTGATGGCTAAGCTGTCCCAGACCTTCAAACTCAATAAGGATGAGATTCAACAACTTGTGCCTGTATTGCTTGATTTCACAGAAGCCAATAAAGCCACCGGGATGAGCATTGAGAGTGCATTTGATCTCATGGGGCGAGCCTTGAATGGGCATACCGAGATGTTGGGCAGATATGGTATTGAGTTGGATGATACCCGTCTCAAGACAGAGGGCGTATCATATCTGGTCGAGAAGCTTGGCGAAGACTATGGCGGTACCGCCACTGCTCTCGCTGATCTGCGTTTGCAGAATGCCAATGCATGGGGAGACATCCAGGAGACAGTGGGCGATATGCTCACCACTCTGATCAATCCCCTGCTCAAGGGCTTGAAGCTGCTCATGGATGCATATAACAGCCTATCTCCGGTTATGAAGGGCTTCGTAGCAGGTATCGTAATCGCCATACCCATTATCGGAACGGTAACTACTGCGGTAACTGCTCTGACAGCAGCTTACCATGCCCTGCAAGTAGCCATGAACCCGGTTGCAGGGATCATCGGTTTAGCCGTAGGAGCTTTGTCAGCCCTTGGCTTCGGTCTGGCTGCCGCTTCCATGAAAACGGATGAGGTTACCACTGCTCAGAGGAGCATGAAAGACGAGATCAAGGATGCGGAGCGGCAGGTCTCTGTAGAGGCTGAGAAGTTCAGTCTCCTTGCTAATCGTTTACTTGAGCTTAGGTCTGCGACCTCATTAACAGCAGCTGATAAGCGGGAGATGAAGAACGTCATCAAGTCTTTGAATGATAACTACTCGGATTATCTGGGTAACATCAACTTAGAGACTGCTGCCTACAATAACCTGGCTACTGCCCTGCGTAATGCTTCCGACGCTCTCGTACAGAAGAAGATCTCGGAGATCTATGGGGAGAGATATAACGCCCAGATCAGGAGAGTGGCTGAGCTACAGATAGAGGTCGACTCACAGCAGGCAGAAGTTGATAGGGTTCGAGCCCGTAGACAACAGCTAATGAACTCGGTGGACTGGGAGTTCCTGACCAGTGACCGTAACGCTATGGGCTTCAATCCAGCTTCTTACTTCGGTAATGATGGTGAGTGGCTTAAGTTAGAAAGACGGCTCAACCAGTTCGGAGCCTTAACCGGACAACTGCAGGCTGCCAAGAATGATCTACAGCAGATAGGCGCAGCATACAGACAGGCTATGTTGGATGCGCCTGACTTGAGTTTCAATCCCGGAGGTGGATCAGGAGGTGGTTCATCAAGCCCTGCACCTAATCCTGCCGCATCCGAAGCAGAAGCCAGACGCAGGGAAGCGTTACGCTTGATGGAAGAGCTTGCCCGATTAAGGCAGACTGAGACTGCTCGGATCGAAGCCGAATACCAGAGAAGGCTGGCCCTGATCAGGGAGTTTACTCAGGATGGCAGTGATGCCGAACGTCAAGCCATCGAGAACCTGGATGCCTGGAAGACTCAGCAGGATAATGAGCTTATTACCAAAGAGAAGGATGCTGTTCAAGCCAGATACAAAGCTGAGATCGACTACTTCTCCAATCTGGAGAACCTGGGAGTCAACTCCTATGACGCTCTCAAAGCCAGTATGGAAGAGTATTATGCTTGGGCTCAACAGAATCTTCCGGAGAAGGAACAGCAGCTTATTCAAGCACAGATTACCGAGATCAATGTCCGTAATGCCAAACTGCTCCAGGAGCGTCAGGATGAAGAGAAAGCCAAGCTGCAGGAACTGCAGGACATCAGAGACGAGTTCTATTCTCGTGACCTAGATAACATCGGTGATAGCTACAGCAAGCAGCTTCTGGAAGTTGATAAGTACTATGAGAAGATGAAAGCCAAGCTCCTGGAAGCTGGTTATACTGAAGTGGAGATCGAACGGCAGAAGCAGGAGACCCTGAACACACTCAGAACGAACCATCAGCTTCAGGTAGCAAGTGGCATCTCCAAGATCTTCGGTGACCTTGCTTCGGCTCAGGATAAGGATACCGAGCGTGGCTTCAAGCTGTGGAAGGCATCAGCAATAGCTCAAGGTTATGTGGATACCTTCTCTGCCACCATTGGAGCGTATAAGTCCATGATAGGTATTCCCGTAGTAGGCCCCGGACTGGCAGTGGCGGCTGCTGCAGCTGCGATGGCTGCCGGTATCGCTAACATCGCCAGGATCAGTGCCACAAAGTTTGAGAAGAAAGCTACTGGCGGTATTCTGACAGGGCCTTCCCATGGGCAAGGTGGCATCCTTATCGAAGCTGAAGGTGATGAGTATGTCACGGCCAAAGAAAGGGTCAAAGCACTGGGCAAGAGTCTATTCGACTTCCTCAACTTCGCTCCTCTGGATCAGGTCAGGACCGCTCTATCAGGGATACCGGTACCGACTGTGCCACTACCTGCCAATTTGGGCTCATATTATGCCGCTGGTGGGCATATCTCTTCCGGAGGCGGTATGAATACCCTGATCGACCTGATAGCCGCAATGAAAGACGAGATCGTTTCACTCAAGCAAACAGTGAAGGACTCCAAGCCCATCATCGAGGTCAACGTAGATCCTCTCTCCAATGATCCGGTTAAGATTAGCGAGATTGCTGATACAGGCAAAATGATCAGGAGTGAAGTCTAATGCCTAATCTCTTTAAGATCGACTTCATACAAGGCAAGACCGATGCCACAGACTATAACCAGGTCAAGCACAGCCTGATTGATTCCGCTACCAATAGAGCTATCATCAGCCTGAGCATCTCAGCTGATAAACTGCAGTCGGTCTCGAACTATACCAGAGAACCCAAGCGACTGGTCTTCGAGTGCTTCCCCACTACCTGGATACAGGACAACATCCTCTCCGGTTCAAACGAGCATGAGCGTTATGTATCCCATTTCGAGGTGAAGGTCTATAGGGATGCTGCCTTGTTCTTTACAGGCATAATAGACACCTCTCAGCTATCCTTTGATGTCTCCTCCGGAGTGCTCAAGATTACCTGTTATGATAAGATTAAACTGCTTTCCTTGTTCTCCGATCTCACACACTACTATAGCCTTACTGCGGGTTACCTGCCGATCTGGATATTGGGCTACTTTATTCAAGACATCGAACAGAGAATACCGATCAGCATACCATACTCCAACCAGTTCAACTTGCCGACCTTGAACATCAGTTCCGGCAATGCACTGACTATTGCCCACATTGACTTTGACAATCTGATAGAGTTCCCCAATCCCACTGGAGGTTGGACTTACAGCTATGACAACTCCGGCTGGCCGGGTCCTTTCTGGGGCTATTTGATCGATACCATAGCTAACCGCATGAGCTTCGTCTTTGCCTATAAGAAAGTAATCAAGGCTACCTATCCGAGTCCTGCTACTACAAGGTATCAAGGCCGCTATCGTGGCCGTATATACAAGTTCTTCAACAACATCTGCCCGGTAGTGATCGAGTATGAAGAGAAGACCGATTGGGTGGAAGACCTGGCCTCTCTGGCTAATGCTCATAACGAGTTCATTGGCTTCTACCTCGAGAACGGCATCTCCGAGACCAATCTATATAATGGCCTGGTATCAGTGGGGTCCATTGATGGTCGCAGCTATGGCAGCAGTCAATACGTTAACCACTGGATCGAAGCACACTTTCATGGCAATCTCTTCCCGGCCAAGCTGTTCCCCGGCAAGGCTTATGAAAACTATAACGATGAGCAGACCGATAACATCAAAGCTCTGCAAGCCATGCTCATGTTATACAATGCCACCATCTTCAGCAATCCTCAAGGCCAGATCGTGTTCAAGAACAAGGACGCCTATGCCAGTGCCATAATAGACATCAATGCTGACGATGTGGTCGACTTCGTTACCAAGCGAGGCAATCCTGAGAAACCGCAGATAAGCTCACTGGATATCCTGGCAGGGGATACCACTCAACTCCAGAGTATAATCAAAGACTATCTGATCGACTTTCATGACTCCAAGTGGAGTTGCGAAGCTACCATAGACCAACTCAGTAAATACAATCTCTCCCTCCAGTCCAAGATACGCATCCAGAATCAGATCTATGCCATAACTGAACTGGAGCGTAACTACATTGAAGATGAATACATGGTGAAGGCATGGCTATTATAAAGGGCTTCAAGCTTATCCGCTGGGCTGATGACGGCATCTATTACTTCTTCTGCCAGAATGGGCAGGTTGAGTATGCCCCCAATCAGAAGTATCGCATCGAGAAGAAGAACGCTTACGATCCCACTGTCATCCATAGAAGGGAAGCCTACCGGGAAGACTCCTTCGATCTGGAAGCGGTACTTGAGCCAGCCGAGTACTATAGCCTGATGAGCTTCCTGCTCAGTCCCGGCAGGCTCTATCTCGAATACACTGCATATAACAGCATCAACAGCCAGTTCCCGGTCACCATAACCCAGTTGCCCAAATGTCCTGATGATCTGCACGAGTATCCCACCAAGGTCAAGTTCAGTCTGGAATCGAGATACATCGGCTCTCCCGGCTATATCGACTTCGGCATCATTATTATCACCGACTTTGATGAGACGGTGATCCCACATTCCTAATCCTTAACAATCATAATAGGAGTATACATGTACAAGTTCGCCATTGGCTATTATACTATGGAAGGCACAGAACGTAAGCCTCAATCGGGAGTGGATATCCGACTTCTCAGGCCCGGTCAATCCTGGGCAGAAGGCAAACATCTGAGCGAGACAGTGCCAGACTCTGGTTACTATGAGATTGGTATCCAAAACGAAGGCGATTGCGGCTTCTATGAGATCTGGGATAACCTGGGCAACTCCCTCGGTCAGTTCAGTGGTAAGACCTGCACGATCGGGAAGCTAGATGCCAGGGGCTTGCAGAACAATTGCATCTATGGCAATCACATCCTGGATGGAGTGGTAACCGGAAGCAAGATAGCCAATGAAGCTATCGGCACCGAACACCTGCAGAATGGCCTCTTGTCACTCACTAAGCTGCAATACGAGATACAGGATCAAGATAAAGGAGTGGGCGATAACAGCCAAAGTAGTCCTGCAAAGCTGACTGAGGACAAGATCATCACCCACACACTGGATAAGGAGTATCAGGAGCTTCCCCATATCTTCCTGACCAACCAGTGCGATGCCTTCCTCTACATAGCCGATATCAAGATCGAAGGGAATCTGGTGACTGTCCTAATCGGGATCAGCCAGGTCTATACCGCCACAGATGCTTTCTATAAGCTGCTAGCCCTCGCCAAATGA